GACCCACGTTGCGTATTCGGTTCACCCGGCGCGTAACCCGAACAAATGTTTGGTTTTGATTGGGGGCGGTTTAACTGCCCCCTTTCTTTTTTTTGTTTATTGTGTATTGTTCCATTATCCCTGACAGCCACATAATGAGGCTGACAATAGCCTCGACAGGAGTATCACATGGCTAATACTACATTCTCAGGTCCAGTACGGTCCTTAAATGGTTTTGAAACTGTAAGCAAAAACGCGACTACTGGTGCAATTACAGTTACTAGCGGCGCAAAAATGGCGACAGAAGCCGCTGGCGGCGCTGGAATTGAAGGCACAGCCGCTGTGTACGTCACACAGGTAGAGCGTTTTAAAAGCGATACTGATACTAACGTTAATATCGTAAAAACTACAATTATGATTGACCTTACAGGTTTGGCATCTACTGCGGCGAATGACATTATAGGCAAGGCTGACTCTGGTGTTGCGTATATTGGTCGCGTTACTACTGCAAACCAAGGCGTTGTTTTTGGCGTAAAAATGGAATGTTTTGAAACCCCTGCGGGTGGTGATCCAGACATTGATCTTTACTCAGCGACAGAAGGAACTGGTGTTGAAAATGGTGCCATTGGTGACTTGACCGAAACAATTATCATTAACGGCGGTGATGCAGCGGCGGGTACTAGAACCGCTGGTGGTACTATCGTGGCTGACCAATATTTGTATTTAGTCTCTGGCGCTGCAACTAACGCTGTTTACACGGCAGGCAGATTGCTAATTACAATCCTTGGCTATGACGTTGCTTCTTGATTTAACATAAGGAGTAAATGAAATGGCTGATGCTGTAGCAACACAAATAATCATAGATGGCGACAGAAACGTTGTTCAGAAGTTTACCAATGTTTCTGACGGAACAGGCGAGTCAGCGGTTGTTAAAGTTGATGTAAGTGCTTTAGCCGCAAACTCACGTGGCAGCGCCTGTACGGGCGTTGTTATTGAGGAAATTTGGTGGCAGTGCATTGGTATGAAGGTCCAAATACTTTGGAACGCAACTACAAATGTATTCTGCATTGAACTTGGCGAAAACCAAAGCGGCAACCATAATTACTCAACTTTTGGTGGTTTAACCAACAACGCTGGCAGTGGGGTAAATGGTGATGTACTATTTACAACTGTTGGTCATACTTCTGCGGACACATACACTATTATTCTGAAAATGAAAAAAGAGTATGGTTGATGGCTGACAAGCCTATAAAGCGAAATAAAAAAAATTACCGCCCCACTAAGTCTGGGGCGGGAATGACAAAAGCTGGCGTTGCTGCTCATAAAAGAGCAAATCCGGGTTCCAAGTTAAAAACAGCGGTTACTGGTAAAGTTAAAAAAGGTAGCAAAGACGCCAAGCGCAGGAAGTCTTATTGCGCTCGTTCGGCAGGACAAATGAAGAAGTTTCCGAAGGCGGCTAAAGACCCTAACAGTCGTTTGCGACAGGCTAGAAAGCGGTGGAAGTGTTAATGAAACAATTTATTGTCATTCTTTTTACTGCTGTTGTTACGGGAATTGGAGCTATTTCTTACAGTTGGGCCGCGTGGACAACTAAAACTTTAATTTCTGTGGATAAAAAAACAGAAGTTATAGCAACAGAAATATCTTACATAAAAAAGTACATGGAGCGGGATTATGGCTATATCCAGAGGTCAGATAAAACAGCAAGTGTCAAAGCCGCCGAGTAAAAAACCTACAGGCGTTGTGTATCTTAGAAAAGGTGGCAAAGCGTCACCTAAATCTAAAGGCAGCAAAATCTGTCCTGCGGGGAAGGCTTGGGCGCAAAGAACTTTTGACACGTATCCATCGGCTTATGCTAATATGGCTGCATCTAAATACTGCAAAGACCCTAATTACGCAAAAGGCGCGAAGGGCAAAAAGAAAAAGAAGAAAGCATAATGGGTGCGCTGAAAGATTGGGTCAATCAGGATTGGGTTAGAATCGGTACTGACGGTTCTATCAAAGGTAAGTGTGGCACTTCTAAAGATAAGAAAAACCCTGATAGATGTTTGCCCCGTGGTAAAGCTCAAAGCCTTAGTAAAAAAGAACGGTCAAAAACAGCTAAAAAGAAAAAATCGGCTGGCAAGAAAGGCCAAACTGTGGTCGCCAACACTAAAAAAGCCAAAGTTCGTAACTTAGTAAATGGGGGGGTAGTAGCAGAAACAAAAGCCAAACGACCATTTAATGGTAAGAAAATACCGGGAACTATGGTTGCAAATGGTTGTGGTGTTGTCATGTCTGGTGGCAAAAATTCCAGAAGAAAACGTACCAAACTAACTTAGGAGAATACTATGGTTATGAAGAAAAAAGGTGCAGCCAAAGGCGGCGTTCGTAAAATGCGCGGCGGTGGCATGGCTAAAAAAGGTTACGCCAAAGGCGGTAAAGTTGCTAAAATGCGCGGCGGCGGTATAGCTACAAAAGGCGCAGCTAAAGGCGGCGCAATGACAGTAGCTCAATTACGATCCGCTGCAAAAAGAATGGGCATGAAGGTGGTAAAAGCCTAATATGCCATTTTTGCAAAGCAATATACCGCACTTTAAGTGTTGGGTTCGTCGTGAATATACGGTCAACCATGAGCGTTATCACGGCGAATTTCTGCATGCTATGGCTATAGCCGTAACTACAATGCCGAACAGATGTTTGAGTTTTCAAATTATCTTTACGGGTTGTGAAGCGGACGAAGATGGCGATGAAAACGTTCATGGTGGGGCTATGTGGGCAAGAATGCCTATAACGGCTTTGGTAGCCGATGAGTCGTTTGAAGAGTGGCCTGAAGCTATGCCAGTGCATGCAGCGCAGCCTTGGGACTGCCCGTCTCATACACACGCTGTATATACGCTAGACAGAGCAACACCTTGCCCTTGGATGGCTAAAATAGATGGCGGGTTCTTTCCTGCCAAATATATGTTTACTGTAGACTACACAGATACAGACGTAGCGGACGATCCAGCACAACATAAACAGGCTCATGTATTGCAGCTTTTGGATGCTGGCGAATGGACAGGCAATATAGTTGCGTTGCCAAACAACAGGGTAAGGGTCACACACCCAGCGTGGTTTGAAACAGGTGAGGGAGCGCCAGATTTTAAACCATCACAGCATATACATTATTCTAAATCTGACTTAGACTACACGCTAGATGTTAACAGGGTTTTCGACAACCTTTATAACGAGGAATAAAATGGCAGTATCAGGCTCAAAAGACTTTGAACTAGATGTAGCAGACTACATTGAAGAGGCTTTTGAGCGTTGTGGCTTAGAAGCTAGAACAGGATATGATTTAAAAACAGCTAAACGATCATTGAATTTGTTGTTTGCGGATTGGGCTAATCGTGGTCTGAATCAGTGGACGATTAAGCAACGCAACTTTACCGTCACTAGCGGTGATGGAGAAACCAATCTTGATGCAGACGTAATAGATATTTTATCCTTGGTTGTTCGTAGGGATGGAACTGACTATTCGCTTAGTAGAATCAGTAGAGACGCGTATCTTAGTATTCCGACGAAAACAACCACTGGTAGACCAACGCAGTTTTTTGTTGACAGGCAAATAACGCCTAATTTAAAAATATGGCCTTTGCCTGACAACAGTACAGATGTAATTGTATATGACGCTCTAACGCGAATAGATGATGCCGACACTTACGTTAATACAGTAGATATGCCTTTTAGATTTTATCCGTGTCTTGCAGCAGGATTGGCTTATTATATAGCTATGAAAAAAGCCCCAGAAAGGCTGCAAATACTAAAGCCAATATATGATGAGGAGATAAACAGGGCTATGGATGAAGACAGGGACAGAGCTTCGTTTAGAGTTGCGCCAGATTTAAGGAACTACAGATATGTCTAAATACGCTTCAAATAGAAATGCGTATGGCATATCTGATAGATCAGGATTTAGATACCGTTTGCGTGATATGCGTATGGAATGGAACGGCTTGTTAGTTGGAAAAGATGAATGGGAACCTAAACATCCACAATTAGAGCCGATTAGAGGGCGTCCAGACCCACAAGCGTTAAGGAACCCAAGACCAGAACAAAACTTAGAACAACAACGAAACATACAATATGGCTTTAACCCTGTCGGCATGAGAAATGATTTTAATTTAACGCCAAATAATTTGGTTTCGACAGGTTCAGTCGGCAGCGTAACGGTGGTTACAACATGAGTTTTACATACGCACAATTAAAAACTGCAATACAGGATTATACCGAAAATACGGAAACGTCTTTCGTTACTAATCTTTCAGTGTTTATACGAACCGCCGAAGAGCGCATTCTAAAGTCCGTTCAGCTAAGTCTTTTTCGAAAAAATGTTTCAGGTATAGCGTCTAGTGGAAACAAGTTTCTTGCAATGCCAAGTGATTTTTTAGCGCCGTATTCGTTAAGCCTAAGAACTGTTACGGACCCAATAACCAGTGGCAGTGATTACGGATTTGTAGAGTTTAAAGATGTTAGCTTTGTTCAAAGCTATACCTCCGATCCTGCTACAACAGGTGTGCCGA